ATGCTATTTTATATGTATATGGTGACCCAGCATTAAAATTTACTAAACCTTGTAATAGATTTAGTTTAAACGTTGTGGTCTGTGCTTGTCCTAAAATCATTTAACTGGATACCTAACTTGTCCTGAGCGATAAGCATCTTGTCTATCTTTACCATCAGCAAGTTGTTTTAATAGGATCATAGCTTCATCATATCGTTTTTGATATTGATTAATAACGTCTTGTTCGCCTTTCATATAAGTATACGCTTCTAATAATGAGCCATATAATAAAGCAGAACTAAAGTTATCACCTAACCAAGATGTACCCGCAGTCGTAATAGACTCTGGATAATAAAAATAATGCAGTTCCGAACTATAATTAGCGTCGGGTGTTGGACCTAGTATAAATGTATTTTGATCAAACACTGCATAATATTCAGGTTGACCATAATAGATAGCGTCTGTATCTGGAAATGATTGCCTAATAAAATTTACATCTTTGTTAAGTAAATATAAGTACTCGTTGTTTGCATTAATTACAGCTAAGCTAAACGTAGCAAGCCAATTACTTGGCATAGCTAAATATTTATTGCCCGTAGTCATAGTACCTGTTACGTTCTTTCGAAGCGCAGGAAGTTGTACTGAGTTGTATATACGTTGTTCAGCTTGAGTTATAAACGTGTTTATATCCGTTGTCTGGAACGTATTCTCAACATAACTTTGTATTTCTGCAACTAACTGCGCGTAGTTCATTACGCCATCGGACCTCTAGATTTAGTACCCTTAGTAGCTGCACCGCAACCACGAATAGTAATACCATCAGTCTTTGGACCACGAGTAGGATCACCAGCGCTTACACGCGGTGTACCTGTGTTAGGACCAAGTTGTTGAGCCTTTAATTTATTAGGATCTTGACTGTAATGAATATCTGTACTATTTGGATTTACTCTAGGTTGTACATATTTTTCTAGTGGTTGTGCAGTATCAGCAGGGAAAAACTCAGTACCTGTTGATTGTGCTGCTGGTCTGTTATCTTTTGCCATTTTATTACCCCTTTTTTTGTGCTGCAACTTTAGCCATACCACGACCCATAGTCTTCATGTCAATGTTCTTTTTACCACCTTTAGAACCTGCATGTTTAGGACCTTTTTCAATCCCTACGTTTGGACCTGTATCGCCTAAGTTTTTGCCTTTAGTTTTACCTTGTTTAGTAATGCCGTCTGCTGCTGATCTGAATCCCATATACTTCTCCTTATGTTGTTGTTACTACTACTGTGCCTACATTACCTATTCCTACTAGATCATTTGGCGTTAATCCAGCATCGTTTGCTCTTGATCCACCTACAGGGTTGTATCCCCATTGAATAATTCTACTACCCATTGTAGGCACGCCTGTTTCAGATTGTAATGGTCCTGTAGCCTCTACTGTTTGTAGCCCATTTAAACCTGCTTGAAAATAACTAGGGCTATCAGGTCTTGGATTACGTACTGCTTGTGGATCTTGTACTGGGTACATGCCAAGTTGTAACTGTGGCTGATCCGGATTCCAACACTCTGGGCATGCGAGTATATTAACATTTTTAGTCTTAATAACCAATCGTTTTAACTGTTTTAGCTTATATCTAAACCCACATATATCACACTGGGCTATGGAGTTCTTGGCGCTAGCAAAATTAGTTGCCATTACTTAGCCTCTAAAAAACTGTTCGCGGGGTACCCATCTTACTGGAGCTTTTTCTCGATCCTCTTCAGCTGCTAATTGGAACGCTGCTTCATAATCTGCTCTTAACATTTGTATTCTCATAGGATCTACATTAGGTAACTTCATAGCTAAATATGCAGCTAGCCCTGCAACCATGCATGGAATAAATCTAAACGGAATATCTTCTACGGTCACACCATTACCTGCGTCTTGTATGCGTCTTAATCTGTAATATACGAATGTATAAAAATTACTTTGATCAGGAGCCACCCAAACATTTACTGTGGGTAAATTTTGTACAGAGATTTTAGCTCCGATTGCATGAGCGGCTAGTGTAGTATTATTTACAGCTCTGATGCATCCTGTTATGTCGTTGCCGTCAATGCCACCATATTGAATCGTTTCATTATCTATTTTAATAAAACCAAACTGAGCTAAACCTACAGTAGAACTTAAAGTAATAGTTTGTGGGTTTGCAGCAGTTGACGCAGTAGCAGTTAATGTTTCATTTAAAGTAATTGTAGTAGGGTTCTCTTGACCACTTTGTCTATTGATCCACACTTGGATAGGACGACCTGTTGCATTCTTATTTGGTATTGTAATGTAGGTAGACTCAGAAATACGGTTAATATTAATATCTTGTTGATTCTGTCCTGTGCCTGTACGCGTGACCATATCAAGTAAATCAATCGTATCACTTGGTAGTGCATACATAATTTGGTTTTGGTTTAACTGAATTTGACCGGGTTCCACAGTCCATAAATTAATACCGCGATTAGCCCACTCAATAGTAAGCAAGTTTAAACTACGTCTTGCAGTTCTCAAATCATAACCTGTACGAAGTTCTTGACCACATCTTTCAAATGCGTCTTCTACTAGATTATTTAAATCTAAATTAAAACTCGTAGTTCCTGTGGTTAATTGTGCCATTATTTTACTCTTCTATAAGGTTTTACTTTTTGTTTAATAGATTTAGGTTGAGCTACAAATTGTTTACCTTTAGCTTTACCTACTCTTTTAGCCTTCGTTGTAGCAGCATACTCTTGGGGGCTTAATGCTTTAATTGCTTTTTCGGGTAAATATCTTTCACCTGTTTCACTAGACTTTTTACCTGACTTAGTTGTCCACTTTTGTTCACCCCATGCTTTTAGTGAACGTTGAGGTTTAGCTAATGCACTCATTTATATCCGCCACCTGCAGCTTTATATTTCTTAGCAACTAACTGCGCTTTACGAGCTGACCATTGACCAGCGCCTGTGCCATGTGTTGCAGCGGCTTTTACTTGTGACACTATTTTTTTACGTAAACTAGGTTTAGTGTAGTTGCCAGCTTTGTTTACTGTACCGCCTTCTTTAAACTGAGTAAAGTCTGTATTATCACGACGTGCTTTAACTTTGCCTTTAGGCATTGTATTTTCAGTAGCACTAGGAATCTTAGTTTTCTTTATAGCACCCATGCCTCTACTTGGTCTCATTATTTTCTCCTTAAACTAGCTAATCCACCAGTTCTAATATTAACAGGTTTGTACTCATCTGGACGTCTCGCAGTTGCAACTGATGTTGGTGTTGCCGTGCTTGCTTCTACAGGTCTAAATGTACCCATAGATGCTGTTGTTGCAGGTACCATACTTCGTTCTGCAGGTCCTCTTCTTGGTCCACCTTCTATAGGTTGGTAAGGACTTGGTGCAGGAGCGGGTGCTTCTGGTGGTTTTGCAAATGCAAATGGGTTAGCCATCTCTGGCACTGCTTCTTGTTGTGGCGATGCAAATGCTTGAAAGAAAGGATTCTTATTTTGAGCTGCGTATTGAGCTAGTTTATAAGTTTGATCTTCACTTCCAAAACCAAAATCAGCATACTGAATGGGTAAATAACTTGACCCACTTGATTGCGCTTGTGGTTGGTATTCACCATATGCAGACTTAATATCTTCTTGTAAATAGCCTGGTAAATCTGCTCTACCCCCAGCATAAGGTGTAGTAGCTGGATTAAAATCACCAATTGGTTTATATGCGCCACTTTGTGGAGCTACTGACAACATGCCAGGATTAAATGATCTTTGTAAGTTAGCTTGAGCTAATTCGTCACCAGCCATTTTGCCGTATATATTTTGATATGCATTAAAGCTTGATGTGCCTTGTGCACCTTGTGCTTCTGGGCTATACATATTACCCAATTCAGGAAGAACGTTGTATACCCCTCTATTACCTTGGACAAAATATTTAGATGCATCATAAGGGTTATTGTCATAAGTATAAGTGTTAGCACCATAATTAAAACCAGGTGTAGCTGGAATTAAATTACCGGCTGCATCTGTAGCACCATATGTAGGAGCAGCACCGCCACCGCCGCCGCCGCCACCAGAGTATCCTCCAGTTAAAGCTTGACCTGCAACAGCTTTAGCAAATCCTACAGGACCCCCTGTAATAGCCCCAGCAATTGGACCGGCAATTGGTCCTACTACGGGAAGAGATCCAGCTATAGTAGTTATAGGGTCAAATACTTTAGTAACCGATTTTACTGCACCACCCATGGGGTTTCCTTATGCTCTTGTTTTACCGCGGATAGCACAACCATCAGCACGTTTAGAAGCTGATGAAACTTTGCCACCTGAAGCCATCTTTTTAATCATGCCACCTTTTTTCTTGTCCATAGTTGCTTCACTAGCTTTTTTAAACTCTTTAGAGTTAATAACTTCGGCATCTTCTTTAGTCATAGGAATAGCTTTAGGAGGATTCTTTTTTGCTCTTTCTGATTCCAATTCACGTGCTTTATCATATTCTGCACGTCCTTGAACTTCACCTTTTCCCATCGGGGAATCTAAATATTTATCATCGGCTTCTCTTTTTAATCTTAGATTTTTAACGTCAGGGTGTTCAGGAAAAAATCGAGCGCTGCCGGATAAAACTTTATCTAGCATATTTTTATTATATCTATCAGGTAATCTAGGCTCAGATGGTATAGATTTACCTTTTTTAATGCCTAATTCGTAACCTTCTAAATAATCGTCTTTCTTAGCCATAATATTCCCCTTAGCAAATCTTGCCTTTAGTTTTACCTTGTTTAGCAATACCGTTAGCTTTTGCTAATTGAGATACTTTACCACCAGTAGCATAACCACAACCTTTAGCCATACCACCTTTTTTAAGCTTAGTTAAGTCTGATTTTTTACCAGCATGTAATTGGCTTTCATGCATACCTACAGCTTTTTTAGCCATCTTTTTATCTTGAGCCATGTCTTTCTTATCCATCATGCCACCTTCTTTATAAGCCATGCCACCCATATTCATTTTCTTTTTTGCCATACCGCCTTTTTTCATGTAGCCCATTTTATTTCTAACCTCCGTTGGTAATTTTGATAATCCAGGATTGTCACTTGAATCTACTGCCTTTAGTGATCCACCTGATCCGAACTTCTTAGTTTTATCTGCTTTCATAAACTCTTCTCCTACTGATTTTGATATGCCAACTTTCTTAGCGAAGGCTGGGTTATTAGCTACAGCTGCCATTAAATTATGTTGCTTTTTAGATTTACTTGGCATTTAATCAGCCTTTGTATCTGTGTGTTGAACTTCTACTTCAACTTTAGTTTCTTTTTTACTAGGCTTGATAGTTTCGACAGCAACTTCTGTAACTTCTTCTGTAACTTCTGAATGAGTAATTTCATCTAATAATTCCTTTTGTTTTTTCATTTTAAACACCTTTTCTATAAAAGCTTTCATATTATTTACCTAGCCAATGAGTTACCATCCAGCTTACAATACCTGAAAAAATAGTAGCGATAGCAATAAATACTTTCCATCCAC